CTCTGATTTTTTTTGTAAAAAAAATGAAAAAAAGTTAGTGAAAAACTTGTGTATTGTGAAAATTCACAGTATCTTTGTGGTGTTAAAAAAAGCGAAAGATATGAAGTTAACAGAAAAAGAAAAGGAGTTAATCGAAGCAATTAGAAACTTCTTAAAATCAAAACACAATCCCTCAATAGAATTAGAGTTTTATGCAAGGGAGCTTTTCGAAAAGCTGATGGATGGAGAAGAGGAAGAAAAAGAAAAGTAAAAAATAAACCGCCCAAAGCGGGCGGTTTTTAATCTAAAAATATTAAGATATGGAAATAGGAATTAGTAAAAAAGTAGCTTATAAAAAGCAGTTAGAAGATATTATTGTAGATGTATCTTGGGGCAAGATTTCCAAGAATTATTTCGGGAAATCGGCATCATGGATATATAATAAACTTTCTGAAATAGATGGAAACGGAGGAAAAGGTGGATTTACTCCAGAGGAAAGTGAGCAGTTCAAGGGAGCGTTATACGACCTTGCTGAAAGATTGAGAAAGGCTGCTGATAATTTTCAAGCATAAAATACAAATTTCATAGAAATTTGCTTTTTTTAACATCTGCCCTGCAAATGCAGGGCTTTTTTTGTGTTTTGCCGTGACTTCGGGGTTTCTTATATTTGGAGCATGGAATTGTCAAAATTCAAGAAAGACAGCAGTTTTCAGCGTATAAAGGCGAGTTACCTAGATGAGAGTTCAGTGGAACTGACCGAGCGTGAGGCAGAGAAGAAAAAGCGGATGAGCCACGCATGGTCACTAAGATTGAATAACAAATACTCTACCTATCAAGTAATTCAGATACTGATGAGAGACCACGGGATTTCTCAGGCTTCGGCGTATCGTGAGTATAATATGTCCATGCAGATTTTTGGCGAGCTGGATGCTACTACATTGGCGGCGGAACGGCAGGTGCTGAAAGAGGCTTTCTGGAATGAATACCAGAAGGCTGTAAAGGCTGGTAATGGAGACCTTGCAGTTAAGGCGTTGAAAGAATACAGGGAACTATTTAATTTTGATGAAAACGAAAACCAGATAGACCCTAATAAGATACAGGCGCATGAGTATAACATCAAAATGCCGAGAAGAATTTATAAGATGATGGATAAGGAGTTTGCGTATGGTGTGGTAGATTTTAATAATTTAGAAATCGAGGATGCAGAATTTAGGGAAGTAGAAGAAAACGAAGATGATGATGAATAGAGAGATTAGTAATTTGATAAAACCACAGAAAGAAATTCTGCTCAATCCTATGCAGATGGCAGCAGTTCTGGCGAACCATCGCTATAAAATTCCTTATATCACAATAGAAGCGGCGAGGGGGTCGGGTAAGTCTACTGTATTGGGGTGGTTCTTAAAGGAAGCCGTGAGGCAGATGCCACGCTCTACAGGTGTGATTGTGGGGGAATCTTTTGTGCAGATAAAGACCAGAACCCTGCCATCTACCAAGGAGGGACTAGAGATGTTCGGACTATGGGAGGGGTATGATTATGTAGTAGGCAGGAGCGGGGTATCTATGGGATTCGAGCGACCATTCCAAGCGCCCGACAGCTGGAATAATGTAATTCATTTCAGAAATGGAGCCATTGCGATAATGGTTTCGCTGGACAATCCCAATTCAGGAAGGGGGCTTAACTCCTACTGGATTATAGGAGATGAGGCAGCATTGCTGACTTATGACCGATTATTCAATAATGTTTTGACGACGAATAGAGCCAAGAAGGAAATATTCAAAGGTAAATCTATGCTTCATGCCGAGATATTCGTTTCTTCTGTGGCGATGACCAAGAAGGGGGAATGGTTCACTAATAGGGAGAAAATGGCAATGGAAAACCCAAAAAAGTATACCTTTATCAAAGCATCTTCGAAAGTAAATATCCATAACCTAGAGTCTGGCTGGATAGAGAAGATGAGAAGAGAGGCGCTTTCAAAGACTATGTTTGAAGCTGAGATACTGAACATCCGCCCTGGGAAGATTGCCGATGGCTTCTATGCACAGCTCAGCAAGAAGAATTATTATAAGTATAAATATGATATCGAAGCCTTGGGGGATTTGACAGAAAACTATGTGCCGAGCAGTAAGTATGACACTGACCTGGTGCGTGGTGTTCCGCTTCAATTCAATTTGGATTTCGGGGGAAGAATTAACTGCGGGACAGTGTCGCAGCATTTAGAAAGCCAAGGAGAGATAAGATTCATCAAGGAGTTCTTTGCGAAGAACCCTGATAAACTTTCCGATATGGTTAAGCAGTTTATCGACTACTATAAACACCACCAATCCAGCTGTAATGTGGTGCATCTGTATCACGACCGCTCTGGTTACAAGTCCGAGGCGAACTCCAAGACTACATTGGCAGAAGATGTAGAGAACGCGCTCCGTTCGGCGGGCTGGATAGTGATTAACCAAACACCGAACACGAATAATCCCGAGCATATACAGAAATTTAGATTGATTAACGAAATTCTTTCCGAGCAGAATCCTCGGCTTCCTATTGTTAGGATAAATGAAAACCAGTGTCCTAATTTGATTATATCAATGGAGAATGCTCCGCTGACAAGTGATGATGCATTTAAGAAAGATAAATCCTCCGAGCGAAGCAGTACAATTCCACAAGAACACGCCACTCACTTTTCGGATACGCTGGATTATTGTTTGTTTTGGCAGTTTAGCTATCTTTTGGATTACGACTACTCTGATTCCTTTATTATTACCAACATTTAAAACCTACAGAGTCTCCTCATTCCGAGGGGATTTTTTTGTTTTTGGCTTTCCAGCATTTCGGGGAAGTCCCTTTCATATTTCGGTAAAAAATAAAACTGCAATTGTAGAAAAAACTAAGGCGGCTCGTGGGTTAATTCGCACACTTTGAGAAAAAAACAAAAATTTCATCGGTTAATAGTTTGATAAACAAATGATTAGTTTCAAAATTTTGAGAAAGAGCCTTGTTTTTTGGTGCTTTTTGGTGTGTCTTTTATGTTTCCGTGGTGTTGTTTGATATTTGCGCCATGGAAAAAACGCTGTTTTTATCTGATGTTCTCACGGAAATGAAAAAAGTAGATACCCGCAAAAATCCTGTTCCTTTTTCTCTAAAAATTAGAAGTTTTAACCTACAAAATAAAACGGGGGGAAAATTGATAAGTTACGAGGATGCGGTTCTGCTTCGTCCTCCTGCGAAAAAAGGGGCGGTAAGGCTGGCGGATGAAACGCCCTTTAAAAATCCAAATCACTGGGAAAATCGCACCAGGAATATCAAACTAAAAAACGGCGAAATAAAGAAAATACATATTATTTTCATCGAGGAATTTAACGGCAAAAAGGTGGTTTTTTAATAAAAAAATAAATAAAAATGCAGAAAATAGACAATGACACCTATATAGTAGGGGGTAATTCTGTGGTGAGTTTCAGCGGTGCTGCCAAAGGTGCCAGCGCTGAGCCTCACAGTGTTGCGAAAATAAACGCATCGGCTACGGATTCCAATAACTGGTGTAACTGGGGCGATGATAACCAATATCCTAAACGCCTGATGGAAAAAGTGGCGATGGTGGGCGCTGCTTTGGGCGGATTGGAGGTGCTTACTTCGGCTCATTATGGGCTGGGGCTGAAGGTTTTTGAATTAGTGGAAACCGAGGGCGACGCAGAGTTTAGGGAAAAAATCCCAAGCAGTGAGCCAGATATCTATGATTTTTTTGATAGAACGCAGTTTGAATTGGTATTGAGCGATTTGGTGGCGGATTTCGAGTGCTTTGGTATTGCTTTCCCAGAATTTCTGCTCAGTCCGAACGGAGAAGAAATTATTTCTGTATCGAGACAGCAGGCGGGGTTCTGTAGGTTTGAAAAACCAAAAAACGGCATGATAGAAAATATCTACATCAATTCTGCGTGGGGCGAAACGGATATTAACGAAAAAGATACCATAAAGGTGCGATGCTTCGGGCAGAATTTGTCCATGCAGGAAATCAAAGACTACTGCAAGGCGAAGAAAATCGGCAAATTCATTGTTCCTATTGTCAATACCTTGATGATAGAGAAAGTTTATCCATCAGTCGGCTGGCATTCTTCGTTCAAAAACGGCTGGATGGATGTAGTTCTGTCCGTTCCAGAACTGAAAAAACGAATGTTTGAGCAGCAGTTTAACTTTAAATATATGATTCATATCGCTGATGATTTCTTCATTCATAGATACGGAAAGGATGAGTGGGCGAAGTTCGATAGTGAGCTGAAAAATAGATACCGAGAAGAGCTGGTAAACAGCATAGACAAAGAGATGACGGGGAATAAAGGAAGCGGAAAAAGTTTGATTTCTCCATTTTTTAGGGACAAAAACTCGGGAGAGCTGATAAAGGGAATTCAGATTGAGGAAATCAAGCAGACACAGGCTGGCGGTGATTTTCTGCCCGATGCCAGCGCTGGGAACTCGGAGATTTTGTTCTCTATGGGGGTAGATCCAGCCCTTTTGGGTGCGGGTGTTCCTGGTGGAAAAAACTTGAGCGGTTCTGGATCTGATAAGCGGGAGGCATGGACGATACTTTGTGCGAGACTTCCGAGGAAACACGCCCGAACGCTTTGGGTTTTCAGATTGATTCAGAAATGGAATAACTGGAACAAAGACCTCGTGGCGAAGTTCCCGAATATCAATCTGACAACTTTGGACAAAAATCCAAATGGACAAGTGGCAGTTAAGAATTAAATTGCCAAAAGTAAAAGTTTCGTAATCAGTGCGGAAAATATAGTAACAATGGAAAAAATAACAGAGCAGAAAGCCAGAGAGCTGGTGAGCTTTCCGAAGAATTTTGATTTTGAATTGATAGACCAGCAGTATGGATTTGAGAGAAAGATTTTCTCCTTGGTAGACAAAGAAGTTTTCCAAGAGCTGGAAACCTCCAATCCAACGGCTTATAATAATTTGGTAACGGCGGGGCTTCATTACAGCTTTGTTTTGTCGCTTCCGAGGATAAAGGTTCATCTGAGTAACTATGGAATCAACCAATATGAGCAGGGAACGACCAAGAACGCCAGCTGGTGGGATGTTCGTGACTTGGCTTTGAGTTGGCTCAGAAAGGCAGATTTTTATTTAGCAAAAGCCTTGAATCTTTTGGCGGAAAAACAGGAACTGCCTTTTTTCAAGAGAAGTTTCTCGCTTCTGCCGTTTTCTGAAACGGGATATTACTTCGGAGAAATTTCTCCAGAGGTTTATTTGATGCTTTCAGATTTGATGCGTGGTGCTTTGGATGAGTTTCTTTCCAAAATGAAACCTTGTGAAGCAGATGTTCTTCTGGGCGATGATGTGCTGAAAAATTTAATAAAAAAATACTGTATTGATAAATCAAAAGCAGATGCCACAGCAGAGCAAGGCTATCTATTTACCAGCACAGGAATCGTGGTGCAGTATGAGGAATTGCCGTGGCAAAAGTCTGTAGTGCTTACAGATGAGGAAAAAATAAGATTCCAGGAACGCCATCTGAGGGGAAGCGAAAGGTATCTTACGCAAATTTGGGACTATCTGAGCAAGAACAAGGACAATTTCCCTTGCTGGAATGCCGAGGACTCTCAGCTAAAAGTCCCTATCATCGCAAAAAAAGGAGGTCTTTTCTTGTAATATCTTGTCTTTTTTTAGCACCCTGCGGGGTGCTATTTTTGTTTTTGTGATTACAGAAATACATACAGAAGATTTGCATTATTGCCCAAGCACAGAGGTGTTTGGAGGTATTTTGGTGAGGCTCTACTACGCTTCTGTTTCGGACTTTGCGAAAATAGTTCTTCCCGAAGCGGAGGGCTACGAAGACAGCAGGAGAATTTCTAAGGGAAATATTTTACTCAAACACGGAAAAAGTCTAAAGGCTGTGGATGTTTATCTAGACCAAGGTTCTCTATCGGAGAAGGTCACTGGCAGTGCAAAGAGATGGAAGCAGATGAGCGAGCTTTCGTTTCAGCTGACAGGAATGACGCCTAGAAACCTTGGTTTTCTTTCCCAGACGGGAAATTCTGGGCTGGTGTTTTTTGTCTCGGATAGTAACGGCAGAGTTTGGGTTCTGGGGAATCTTAGGAACGCCGCATACCTTACCAGTGGAGATGCTACTTCTGGGAAGAAATTCGAAGAGGATAACATGGTAAATTTCACTTTTTCAGCCAATACAGGGCTGTATGAATATGCAGGAAGCATCGCAGAAATAGGAGAGGAGGCAGAGAAAAAACAAGTAGGAGGATTCTCCAGAGGATTTAGTAAAGGATTTAGAATATAAAGGACTATGAGCAATTTAACAACATTAGAAGAAATCAACCAACTTCTTCCCGATAATAATAACGGAGAAATTACAGAAGCAAACCTCCGAAAATGTTTTGAGAAGACTTTTATTGAATTAGATAGAAAGGCGGATGGCGGAGCAATTGGGAGTATGCAGAGTCAAATCCAATACAGAGCAAGTGTAGATGCTTCTAATATTGAAGCTGACAAGTTTTATGAAGCAATAAAACCATTTATTCCTGCATCCAGCGGAGGAGGAACTGCTGATATATCCAAAGCAGAAGTCACAAAAATGCTGAATGATGTGATGATAGGTGGGGAAAATTTAGTGAAAAACACTTTAACTCCTATGCTTGGTGCTAATGATACAGGAACAGGAACTTCTGTGGTTATGGAAGATGCAACAGGAAAGTTTACAAGAGTTACTCCAGCCAGTGGAAAGGCTGTTTCTCTGTATGGGTTTAGAATAGAAGGTTCTAATGATGGTTTTTACTCCAAATCCATTGATGTTCGGCACTCACACTCTGGAGCTGTAATGATTTGGAACAAAAGTGTTCCACCAAATAAATGGACAAGGATAAAACTGGAAAAAGCCACAGATAGCGAATTTTTCTTGTTGTCTATGACTACTCCAAATGTGCCTTTGGATATCAGAAAACTGAAAATAGAACATGGCACGAAGGCTACCGACTGGCGCCCGAATACCGATGAAATAATGGTAACTGTTTCAGCTTCAAAAATTGATAATGTATTTAATCAAAATGACCTGACAATTATTGGAGAAGAAAATGGGTCTAATGACAGGGCTATATACAATATCCCTAACTTGGATTCTATCACAGCGATTCTTGACCTTCATTTTATTTTTTCAGACGGAACAAGTGTGGCATTACAGGGGGCAAAATCGGTAATGCTTTCCAGTGGCAAAAAGGGTATTCCTTTCCACAGCAGCATTGCAAACGGAAAGAGTATTTCAAAAGTTTATTTACGAGCAATTTTAAAATAATCAATAAAAAATAAAATCATGAATCATTGTATTTCAGTAAAAACTAACAAAGAGTTTTTCTTCGGAGGAGCGAAGATAGGGTTTATCAAAATGACCATAGACAGTATTACCAATCTACCAAAGGAAAGGAAATACAACCTGGTTATTACCGACAGCTGTTATAAAGAAGTTAGCGAAAGGCAGCCATTTGCTCAAGAAGACGGAAGCGTAGAAATGAGAGATGTTGTAATTCAGAGAGAGATAGGCTCTATTGTAAGGGAAGACTTGTCTTTTGGCTACGAGCAGTTAAATGCTTTGGCTCAAGTTTTAAAAATTGACAAGAGCCAATTTGAATCAGAAACAGACTATATCAATGAACTATTCAGACAGGGGCTTTATGTAGTGACAATTCAAGAATGCAAACAGGGATTACTTGGGGTAAAAGGAAAAGGAAGATATCAAACGGAAGCAGCCGATTGGTCTATTGTAAGAGAATAAGATATGAAAGAGATAGTGAATTTTTTAGTTGGATTGGTGTTGTTCCTATTGGCGTGGGCGCTGTTTCTTCCGATTTCGTTTCTCAATTTTTTTATAGTTGGGCTTAAATTCAAGGATTTAGGCTATTTCAAGAGTTCGGCGGTCAATTTAGACCGTTTCGGAAACTCTGAGTTCCGAACTCTTTTTAACTTGACTTTAAAGAAAAAAGAAGGCTATAAATTTGGAAACATGGAGGAAACTATCAGCTCTGTTTTGGGCAAAAACCAAAGGGATAACACGCTTTCATTTGCTGGCAAAGTGCTGGTATTCATTCTTGACACGATAGACAAAAATCACTGTAAAAAAAGCATAAAAGAATTTTAAAAATGAATATAAAAGAATTTATTGTGGACAACCTGGTGTTGTTATACAAAGGGAGTTTTTCGCAGAAGTTGATGGCATCAGCACAGTTGTCTCTAGCTCCAGCGGCAGCCGTAACTCTCACGGAACGGATTAGCGGGTGGTATGTAGAAAGTGAGTTTTTCCTATTCTGCTTGTGTGTGGTTTTAGTAATAGACCATATTTTAGATAGTTATGTTCACTTGATAATTCTTAAGGATTTCACATTCAAAGGAAATCTCAAAGAATTGATTACTAAATTATCTATTATTTCAATGGGATTTATCATTTTGTCTGTTATCAATAAGGTTTTGGAACCGATAGAGTTTTTCAAGAGTTATTTCAGCGTATTGGTTCAGCTCATGGTTATTCTCTATCCTGGCGCTACTGCACTTACGAACATGTCGGTTGTTACAGGGGGAAGATTCCCGCCGAGCGGACTTTTGGATAAAATAAAAAACTTCCACAATAGTGGAGATATTGACGACCTAAAAAGCAAAAAAGATGAAAAGTAAAATCAGCCACAGAATAGGATTCTGGCTCCTGCTTGCTTGTCTGTTATTGTCCATGGTAAGCTGTGGGAGCCGAAAGGCAATCCTAGAAAAAGAGAAGTCAGAAATCAGCATTCACGAAGCTGAAAGAGAGAAAAAAGATTCCACGGGGATTTCCCAAACTAGGGAACACGAGGAATACAGCAGTATCAGTATGGATTCTGGTTTTAGTATTACTCCGATCGGGAATACACCTGCGGAATTTTCATTTTTCTACAATGGCAAAGAAGTCAAAGGAAAGACCACAGGGAAACTGGATTTTAATAATAAGAAGGATTTGTCAAACAAAAAAACTGATACCTACAAAACAGATACTGTTGCAGTAAGCACCGATAAAGAAAAAGAAACCCAGACTAAAGCAAAAACAGAAACTAAATCCAAGCAGACCGAACGGAGGGAGAGCTGGTGGGTTTATTTCGTAATATTTGCTGCGGGAGGTCTATGCTGGGAATTTTTGAGAAACAAGATATTTTAACCTTAAAAAAAAATAAGAACATGAGTACATTAGATGCCTTAGGGCTTATTTTCATCGGAATTGGGATTGGTTTTGCGCTTACCAAAGGCTGGCAGCTTCATAAGTCTATCAAAGAGAAAGTCCGCAGAGATGCCGAAGAAACCGAGAGAAAAAGAAAAGAAGAACAAACCCAAAATCCATAAATATGAAAACAGTATCCCATTTTAGAAACAGATTCGGGGTTCCCAATCCTGCGGGGGCTGGTTATTTGGTAACCATAGATCTGCCGTATCCTATGCGGTTGGCTTGGGACAAAAACCAAATAGTAAGAAAAATAACCTGCCATAAGGAAATAGCAGAGCCTTTGAAAGCCGTATTTTCTGATATTCTGGAACATTACGGACCAGATAAAATCAGAGAATTGGGCATTGATATTTTTGGAGGCTGTTTTAATTTCCGAAAAATGCGTGGGGGAAGTGAGTTTTCAGTGCATTCCTGGGGACTTGCGATTGACCTTGACCCTGAAAGAAATCAGCTGAAAGAAACAGCCAGAACAGCCCGTTTTGCCCGACCAGAATACAAAGCAATGATTGATATTTTTTACAAGCACGGCTTTATTTCGCTCGGAAGGGAAAAAAACTACGACTGGATGCATTTCCAGTGGGAAAAATTTTAGTAAAAAATGAATCAAATCAGCGTTCCAGACTGCTGGGAGGAGCTTACGGATTACCAGCAAAGAGAGATTATCCATATCATCAGCCATACCGATACGGAAGATTTTACCGAGCAGTATATGCAGATAGTGCAGATTCTTTTGATGAAAAAAGGAAGTATTTGGGAGCGTATTAAGATGAGAAAGGTTTTGAAAAACATACCGATTTCCAATTTTGCTCCAGCTCTTAAATTCATATCAGAAGAGCCGAAACTGCATCATTTTCCAGAAATCAAAGGCTTGGTAAAACCTGCCGTAAGAATGGGGGATATTACCATAGAGCAGTTTTCTGTCTGCGATACCTTGTTCTATCGTTACCAGACGGAGAAAAAGGAGGTGTATCTCCGCCAGCTGGTGGCTGCATTATATCGGCTGGACCCGAAGAGCGAGAGCAGAGAACCGAAATTTGATAAAAACCTGCTTCCAAAAGTTGCCGAAATTACAGACAAAATCGATGTAAAGGAAGCCGAGCGGATTGGCTTTATCTTTGGGTCGGTGAGGATGTATATTGCCAAGGTGTATCCGAGCATTTTCAAGAGCGACACGCCACGCTCAGAAGATCAGCCTGTATTTATTGCCAAGAAAAAATTCACTCCATTTTCTCAAATTGTAGTGATGATGGCAGCAGATGAACTCCGCCTGCTGGGGAACCTGCACGAGTGCCAGAAGACTCTGCTGTATGATTTCATGAATGCATTTTTGGAAAGCAATAAAATTCATAAACTAAAAAATAAAACATAATGAGAGGAACATCTTATTTAGAGTTAAAGAAATACTTTAACCAAATCGTGGAAAAATCTGAATTCTTGGAGGATTTTATTGGTTATTTTTCAAGAGAATTAAGAAACAAAGAGCAGAGTTCCAGAGGAATTCAGTTTCCGTGTCTGGCTCTTTTTAACTACAATTTTGGGATTGAAGGGGAGCAGATGGCGACTTCATCAGCGGTGCGAAATCTGAGTTTCGCTATTCTTCTGGACGCTCCAGCAGATGACTACGAAAAGCAATACGAGGCAATAGACAAGGCGGAAAAACTGGCTCTAAAAGTAGCATCACGAATGCGCTTTGATGCCAATAGACCAGAGCATTTCCTCTACGGAGCGTTTGTAAAAAATAGCGTAGAAGTCCGCCCTGTGGAACTGGATATAAGCAGGCTCTTCGGGGTAGAAGTGAGTTTCCAGCTGAAGAACATTCAGTCGCTGAAACTTGATGCTGATGACTGGAGCGATGTAGATAAAGTATGCTAATAAAAACAGCGAGAATGTGGCAAATTCTCGCTGTTTTTTTCCATATTATTTTTGATTTGGAAAAAAATCGTGTTTTTTTTCAATAAAACATTTACATTTGTGATGTAAAATTAGAATTAAGTATGGATTGGATTGTATGGATTATTGCAGCATTGGTTTTCGTGTTTTTCTTCATTGGAGACCAAAGAAAAAACAAGTAGGTCTAATTCAAATTAGACCTTGTTTCGTTGTCTATATTATTATCTTCCCATCTTAGATATTCAGCATACCATTTCCATGCTTCGTCCAAAAATTCTATTTCGGATATTATAGGAGACATAGCACCTCCTGTGGCCTCCACATTGTTTTGAACTAAAACTAATTCAAACACCTCATTTCCATAATGGTAGGTCTTGCGTGGTTTCTTCAAGTTGCTTTTGTTAAGCGTTACCATGGCCATATCTTCTGGAATAACCAGCACCAAAGACAAGTAGTGTGGGGAGTAGATATATTTAAATACTCTATCCTGCGGTTCTTCTGCCAGAAGGAATTTTGGCATTTTTATTTCTGCGATTTTCATAATTTATTTTTTTCTGATTCCTAACCATTCGCCTGTTTTGTCATCGTAGAAGTGTGCATATCCCTCAGATGTTTCTATGAGTTCATGAACTTCACAATTTAATATTCTAGCAAAATCCTCAAGGCTTTTTCCATTTGGAGAATCCATTCTGTTATAAAGGGCGTTGTAAGTTATATCTAATTCTTTGGCTATTTCTTGTTGTGATTTGCCCGATTTTTTTATTAGTTCTCTTATCCTGTATTTCATATTGTTTATTTTTTTTGCAAAGATACAAAATATTATATATATGTATAATATTACGGTGTAAATGTTATATAAAAATTTCACAATTGAAAATCAATCATTTAGGAAAAATATTAAATAAAAGTATAATTTTATTTGTTTTGTATTATAGAAAAGTGTTATATTTGCATAAGAAAATTAAAGGAAAGTATAACAATTAAAAATAAAAGACATGACAATTAAAGAACAAATCAAAGATTTAGATAATGAGTTAAAACCTTTGTGTGTAACAAAAAAAACAGCACATCTTAGATGTTATAATTATTTTGTAAAAAGAGATAGAGCAAACAAGAAATTTATAATAATGAAAGAGAATGTAATAAAAAACAAAGTAGAAGAATTATCCCAGCCCTTAAACTTTGAAGAAACAAAAAAAATGATTGCTGGCATGAAAAAATTAAAATTTTTCTTCTTATAACCAACCGACCTAAGCAAGTCACAAAAAGGCTTTTAAATTTAAATATTAACTTAAAGATAAAAGAAAATGGACACAAAAAAAATAAGATTAGAAGACACAATGAATTATCTTGGAGATGTTATAAGAGTATTCAAGAATGATTTTGAAATTCACGAATCCCTCTCTGGATATTATGGAATAGGTCTAAAAAACGGATGCTCTGGACATGGTATAGTTTTCGGCTGGGATTCTGGATGGGAAGACAGCTACGACAAAGAACTAATGAAAAATGTTTATCAGGCTTGGGATGGTAACCTATATTGGGAAGAAGATAGATATTTAATTAGAGCATAAATAAAAGCCCCTTATGGGGCTTTTTTTATTATCTTTGTGGCTGAAGAAAAATTTGTGATAATATGAAAAAACTTTTGATTTTTGCCACAGTGATGGTTACATCAATCATATGTGGACAAATTCCTATATCGTATTCTGAAGGAAAAAAAATAGCAGTAATTCCTGTTGAAAATTTTGATGTAAATATTTCCAAATATAAGACAGCTGGGGAAATTTTAGGTTTGGTAGGGAATAGAATATATGCATTACCTTTGAATAAGGATTATAATGAAACAGGTTATGGGTATATGGGAATATACTACTTAACCAAAGAAAAGTATAAAGGATTAAATAAAATTTATAAGCCTGGTGAATATAGACCCGTAAATATTAAAGAAGATTATAGTAATTTATTGGCTGGGAAATATTTCAAGGTAAATAATATAAAGTTTGGAGGTGATAAAGAAATTTCTCCTGAAAAATGGGATGAAAAAAATAAATATCAATCTGTAGTTTCATTATATGGGGTAGAAATATATATTACTGATCAAAATAATAATGAAAAATTTAAATTAGAAAGTAGAGCATTCAATCATTTTGCAGCAGAAAAATATTTTGAAAATATGAAGTCAAAATATTTGGGAAAATCTTTTATAAAAGACTTTTATAAGTATAATTATAATCCTAAAAAAAGCTACAAAGATGTTTATGAATCTAAATATTTTGATCCAAAAGAAATTGACAAAGAAGATCTGATAAAGGTAGTTGCTGTAGAGTATACTTTTAGTCCTCGTTTATCATATCCAGACCTTGAACTAAAATTTGATAATTATCCTGCGCAAAATTTAGATCGTTTTAGTTTAACTCCATTTGATGAGTATCAAAATTATTATTTAGGTTATCAAGCTTATAAACAAAAAAGAATAGAAGAGGAGAAACTTGAAAAAATAGCCAAAGAGGAACAATATGAAAAAGAAAGGATAGAACAGGAAAAGATTTGGGAGAAACAGAGAAGTGAAAAGCATGCAAGGTTGATTAAAAAATACGGCAAATCTATAGCAAAAGAAATGATGGATGGTTATGTTCGTATAGGTTGGACCAAAGAAATGTGTATAGAGTCTTGGGGTGAACCTAACGGAATAAATAAAACAACAAATAAATATTCTGTTTCGGAACAGTGGGTGTATGAAGGTGGGAGTTATTTGTATTTTGAAAATGACAAGTTAGTTACTATTCAAAATTAAAAAAATCAGCTACCAATATTTGGTAGTTGTTTTTTTATTCCTATATTTGCAATGCATAACAATCATTTGGGAATAATCCCATTTATATAACTTTATTGTAAATATTTTACTCCCGAAGGAGGGTTGCAGTCGAGAGGCTGCACAGATCGTTTCCCAAATGATTGTTATGCACCTCCTAACGGGGGTTTTTGTATCTGGGAAATACAAATTTATATAAAATGCATAACAATCAAACAATTGCACAACCTGTGAAGCATAGTAGCAGGGTGCTTAGAAGAGTGAAAAAAAATCTAATAGAGCCAGTAGATTTTGCAGAAGTTTTCGGGGGAAGCCTGCAGATGAAGTTGGTAGGAGAATGCTACTACTGCGGATTCCAAAACGAGGAGCAGAGAGCTCACGCCTGGGGCAGTTCTATTGCTAAAGCCTACAAGAATATGTTAAAAAACTTTCATGAAAAATACATAGTATAACTTATGGAAGATTACAAAGAAAAAATAAAAGACCTGTTCCTGCGGTATTACAGGAACATCGGCGAGGAGGAGGAGAAAACCTATCTCTCCACCAAGAGGATCTTAGAAATGGTGGGGGGGGTAATTCCTTCAAAGCCTATCAGCGAGCATGATATCTATGAATGCATGACGGATATGGGCTTTTACCAAGAGTTGGAAATTGTCTACGGACAAATATGTATCTTTGAAGGAGATAAAGAAAAAGGCATTCCTGCTGAATATGACAGAGTTGAAGTAGACCGAGTATTCAAATGGGTGGTCTTTGAAAAGAAACACGGAGTATAAACTTTCGCCCAGTATATAGAATGAAGACTATTGCTGGGCGTTTTTTTTGTTGTAACTTTGGGATATGGAATACAGAGATGAATTAGAAATCGCACAAAAAGCAGAGCAGATGCTCACGGGTGCTATTCGTAATAAAACCAATTCTTTTGCAGACCACTACAATGGAAAAAAAGAAGATGAACCGAGCCTAAAACAGGCATCTGCTAAATCCTATGTAAAAAAATACGGCAGGAAGAAAGACGGAAACCAGCAGATTTTCTTGCGTAGACTGGTTATTCGTATGGCTCGGCACGGCTTTGTCCAGCACTATGGTGTCAATAGTCTGCGTGCTGGTGGGTTTAGAAAATCCAAATTGGGGAATTCATATCACTATGATTCCCACGATATGGAGATGAGAGCCCAGCCATTCATAGGAGATGCTATCAAACAAAGTGATGTAGTAGAGTTTGTTTCCCAGAATGTAGCAGAACTCAGAGCGAAGAATTTCGCTGAAGAGCTTATATTTCCACTTTCGCATTTTGCTAAATGAAAATAATTACTTAATTTAGAGGTATGAAAAACACACAGTCTTTTTTACTAATGCTCCTTATCTTCCTTGCTGTTGGTGGAGTGAATGCTGTCTTAGGACTTATGGTTCTTTCTTATGCATTGATATCTAAGTTTTGGTTTGTTATATTATACATTCCCTCTCTTGTCCTTTTGGGTGTGCTTTTTAGTAGGATTAAATTTCCAAACACTATTTACAGAATGGGAGGCTGGAGTTTAGTAGTCGGTTTTTTAGGGCTGCTGGGAATAGTTTTTTACTCAATTTTTATTGAAAATATAGATGAAAAAGTGCTTTATATATTTGTTAGTATAGCGACTACGGGGATGATTATTACTTATCCTTTTCTTCAAACAGAAAAATAGAACATTCATAACATTCACATAATTGAACAATGGCGGACTGAGTTTTCAGTCCGTTTTTTTTGTCCTTTGGAGAGAAACAGAAAAAATCAATCTTTGGGAATTAAAGATTGAACATGGCAAAGAATGTATCTACAACAATAGTTTTAAAGGTAAACGGAAAAGATGTTGAAAATTCTTTCAGTGGGTTAAGCAAGGAAGCCCGAACCTTGGAGAGTGAGCTTCGGAAACTCACACCAGGAACTGAAAGGTTCATGAGAAAAGCTGCGGAACTCAAAGAAGTAAAAGAGCATTTTTCAAGAGTAAAAAGTGAGATTGATGCTGTAAGCGGAAAGCTAAAAGAGTCAGAAGGCTTTTTAGGGAAATTTCGCTCCAAACTTTCTGATATAGGACTCAGTTTTGGAAATCTCGGTGTAGGTTTGGCTGGTCTCCATTTGAAAAACACAGCAGAAGAACTACTCAAAGTATCTGATGCTATGGCGGATGTTCAGAAGACTACAGGCATGGCACTGGATGAAGTGAAACAGCTCTGGGAGGCTTTCGATGATATGGACACCAGAACCTCCAAGATGGACAGACTGAAGATTGCCGAAGTGGGCGGTCGGCTTGGTGTTCCTAAGGAGGAAATGGCATCTTTCGTTCAGGAAGTGGACAAAGCATATGTTGCCCTGGGAGATTCTTTCGACGGCGGTTTAGAGGGCGTGGTGGATTCTTTGGGAAAAATCAAAGGATTATTCGAGGAGACCAAAGGGCAGAGCTATGCCGATGCTATCAATGGCGTAGGTTCTGCCTTGAATGAACTTGCTGCATCGGGAACAGCCAGTGAGGGGAATATTTCAGATTTTGCTCTTAGAATAGGTGCTTTGCCCGATGCACTCAAGCCATCTATTGATAAAGTCTTAGGGCTTGGTGCAGCGTTTGAAGAATCTGGGGTGGATTCTCAGATAGCGGCTTCGGGATATTCTAACTTTATGAAGGTGGCAGGGGAGAACATCGGACTGTTTGCCCAGTCTATGCATATGTCCACGGCGGAGGCGAAAGAATTATTTAATACTAATCCAGAAGAATTTTTCTTAAGATTTTCCGAGGGAATGCGTGGTGTAGAAGCCACAAAGACGGTTGAGATTTTTGACAGCCTTGGTATAAAATCACTGGAGGTTCAGAAGGCAGTCGGTGCAGCTGCCAATAGAACTGATGAATTCAGAGCTGCTATGGAAAGGTCTGGCAAGGCAATGGCTGACGGAACTTCCCTTTCAGATGAATTTAGCAAGAAAAATAACAACGCAGCCGCAATAGTGGAAAAGCTGAAAAATGCTTTTGCGGATATGTTTACTTCTAATAATATTATCAATCTTTTTGAGGATGTTATCCGTGTGATTGGCTTCATTACAGGAGTGACCAAGGAGGCAGGAGACGGCATAAGGGAATTTAAAGACAGGCTTGTTTTTTTAGCAAAAATCATCGGGGTGATGGTTACTGCTATGGTCAGTTATAAAGCAGCAATGTATCTTATTGCTCTTTCCACCCAAAAAGCCTATCAGCAGACCATTCTTTATAATGCAGTCCAAAAGGCTAAAATTGCAATAGAGTCGGCAGCAAAGGGCGTTTCTCTTTTGTATGCAGCTGCTAAGGCTAAATTAACAGGAAATACTGCTGGAGCAACTGCAGCAATGAGAGCCTTTAATATGACTACTAAAATGAACCCGATTGGTTTATTAGTCGCAGCTATAGGTGCAGCGATAGTAGCATATAAACTTTATCATAAGGAAGTAGATGCAGCTACACAAAAACAGAAAAATCTAAATGATGCTTTTGTAGAGGCAGAAAAAAGCATTGTTTCTCAAAAAAATGAGCTGGACCAGCTTATGAAAACTGCCAGAGACGAAACTTTATCCAAAGAACAAAGGCTGGAGGCGATTAAAAAACTCAACGAAATTTCTCCAGAGTATTTAGGTTTCTTGAATTTGGAAAACATCAATACTCAAGAAGCAACTAAAGCGGTCGATAAATACACCGAGCATCTCCTAAAAATGGCAAGAGTAAAAGCCCTTACAGCTAAAATGGATAAAATAGGAGAGCAGATTATTGATAAAGAAAACGAATCACTGGGCGAAAACCTTGGTTTAGTTGATAAAGCCGCTAATAAAATAAGTAATTTTTTTGGGGGAAAAGATGTTGTAAATCTTGATAAAAATGAAGCTGTTCAATATCAAAAATGGCTGAAAGCTGTAGGAAAAAAACGAGCAGATGAGTTAAAAAAAGAATATGCTCATGTTTATGAAAAAAGAAAACAAGATGTACAAGGTTTAACAGACCAGCAGAGAGCACTTGCAGAGGAAATAAAAAAAATACAAGGAGAAGAGGGAGGAACCGCTCCTGCTTCTAATAAACCAGTAAATAGTGCTGTTGCAAATCCGACAAAAAACAAGACTCCCAAAAAGAATTCGGGAGAAGATAAATCCAAATCTGCTTATGAAAAATCATTAGAAGATAAGCGTAAATATGACAAAGAGCTTTTGGATGCTCATAGAAAATACGAAGATGAAAGGGAAAAAATTCAGCTCGAAGGTTATGAGAAAGAAAAAAGACTTTTGGAAACCGAGCACAATCGGAATTTAGAAGATATCGAGAATCAGAATAAAGAAAAGAAAGATGCCATTGCTAAAGTAGAGCGAGAGATTTCTGATTTTCAAAAAGCAAAAGCAGGAGCAAGTCCTCAAGCTCAAAAGAATTATGATGCTGCGATTCAGAATAAAAGAGAAGAAATCGCAGTTATCAACTCCATTATTGCGCAGAATAATAAAATCAAAGAGCAGATGGAGCATACACATCAGCTGAAAATAAAAACGATTGATGAAAAAGCAGAGCTTGAAAAACATCAGCGTGATATCACAAACTTGCAGAAGGAAGCGGCTCTTATTCATGAAAAGAATGAGAATGAAATCACAGAAATTAAAACCATGGCAGAGGCAAGGGAAAAACTTGCTGAAATGGAATTTTTGAAACTTAGTGATCAAGAGTTGAAAAACATTCATACGCTAGAAGACGCCAAAAAAGCATTGAGAGAAAATGCAAACAGAGCTGCACTGCAGGCGCAGATAGAGCTTTTCAAAAAAGAGCAAAAAATATTGGAGGACTTACTCAGCAATCCAAATGTATTTTCTGAAAAATCAGTGCAGGAACTCAAAGAAAGAATAGCATCCATCACGACAGAAGTCAATAAGCTGAATGCTGCCAAGAATGGAAATGAAGTAGGTGATGAATCCCAAATTCAGAAAGATGCCCGTAAGGAAATGGACAAAGTCGATATTCTTGGGTTTTCGGTTACCCAGTGGAGCGATACTTTCAAAAATCTAGACACTACTGAGCGAAAACTTCAAGCCGTAATGATGGGCGTTCAGGCGTTGAAAAATGCATTTTCTCAGTTTTCTGAACTTCAGCAAAGACTTAACGAGCGAGAACTCAGAAGTTTTACCAAAGGGCAGGACAACAAGAAAAAAGAGCTTCTTCGACAACTGAATGAAGGCTACATCAACCAGGAACAATATCATAAAGGTGTCCAGCTTTTAGAGGAAGAAACCGATGCGAAGAAAGCAGAATTGGCAAACAGACAAGCTAAGATTCAGAAAGCAATGGCGATTGCACAGATTGCTATCAATACAGCTCAAGCAATTATCGGAATATGGGCGCAGGTTCCTAAGTTTGATTTTGGTATTTCTGCTGGGGTTCTTACTGGTGTGGTATCGGCTTTGGGTGCTGCGCAGATTGCAGCGGTTCTTGCTCAGCCAGACAGTTTTGACAAAGGTGGTTTTACAGGTGGTGGCTTCGGTTCTCCTGATAGTTCTGGATTCAGACCAGCGGGAATAGTCCACGAGAACGAATATGTCACTCCTAAATGGATGCTTCAGAATCCAGTGGTTGCTGATGTAGTAGACTGGATGGAAAGTATCCGAACAGGAAGGACACAAGCACCAAGAGGCTACGCAGAAGGGGGTTTTACGGGCGGAGGACAGACTTCGGGGGCAGATGCTCAGACTCCTGCAACTGCTCAAATGGTTTTAGGCGCAGAAATACAACCGATTTTATCAGAATTGAAAGAGGTGCTTTCTGAACTTAAAGAAAACGGAGTAGAAGCGTGGATGGTAGAGAATGCCGAAAACGGTAAAAGATTGAAAAACGCAATAAAACAATTTGAAAATATAGAGAAAAGAAATGCGAGAAAATAATTTCCAAGAGGTAGAAGTATTTGAGGATGCTTTTATGAACGAGTTTTGTGATACCCTCACTGCAAAAGTGAAAGAAATCACAGGAGAGGAACTTTTTATCTGTGGCTCCTTAGCAAGAATGTTTTCAGGGGAGCTCTCAGAGGATTACACCCCCAAGGATGTGGATTTTGTAGTAAGCAAAGGAGCCTTTATCCTATTATCCAGAAATCCATTAGTCCTACAAGGTGTGGTAATGGTAGAAAAACGCCCTGATAGGATTGTCTTTTTTCTGGAAAATAAACATTGCGTAGAGCTTTGGATATTCCTAAAAGAAGACGAAGGCAAGAGTAAACAATATTTTAAAAATAAAATTCTTTATTTAATACACTTATAAATGATGGCAGCACCTATTCGATTTAAAAAAGTAGAAGAATGTACGAATTGGGACACTACCTCACAGGGAGGGCAAAAATGTATCAATTTTAGGGAAATGGATGTCCCTATCAGGGACTGGAATTTTACTCCAGAGAGTATTAATACACTTCCTTGGATGGTGGGAACCAAAGCCCCAGATCCTATCTACATGACAGTGGTCATTCCAGAGCTTAATGAACTTTATAAAGACTTTGGAAGTAATTTCCGTATTCGTATCAAGAAATACTATGTAGGCGAGGTGGATTTTGTTAAATTTACTTCATTTGAATCTTTTAACAATAGTGGTTATTTCTCTTATAGTGATGTGAATAGAGGCTTTTTGGGTGTCTTGCTTAATTTCCAAAACTTGGATAACTTACCTATTGGAAATAATACTGCCGAAGTCGTCTTTGAAGCCTATGGAGTGGATCGGCAAGGAAATGAAATCTACAAGGAATCCTCTCTAATCAAAGAGAAAAAAATAAGCATCTCTTTCAATGTAATCGGAAATGGCAACTCCTTTAATACGGATAAAAACGAGTACAACATCACTTATAATAAAGCGGATAAATCTCTCTCTGGAGACGAAAAAATAACGGTTTATACAGAGGGAGCCATAAGCTATTCTTCAACAGAGGACTTTGTAAGTTTAGTAGAAAGCACAGGAGCCTCACAGCGGTATTTGGCTTTCCAAAAAACTGCAGGAATGGACAAAAAGGAAGTAGGAAACTACTCCGCTGTGATCACTCTACAACAAGGAGAAATCAGGAAAACAGTCACCCTGCGACTTAAAGTCATCAACGATGATACGATGTTTTACCTTAGTCCAGAGCGATTTGATATCTCTTTACAGAAAAACCTAAGAGAAAAGAAAACCCTCACTTGTAAGCTTTCCAATCCGAATAACTTAGATATTCAGGTTTTATTAAAGCCCTCCTTTATCGAGGAAGTGAGAATAGAGAATGATAAAGTCATAATGGTAACTCAGTCTTCTGATCGCCTTTTAATAGGAAATTATTCTGGAGAAGTGATTTTAGAAGCGGGGGCGGTTCGGAAAAAGATTAAAATCAACCTTTCTGTTATTCAAAATGTAGAGCATGATTTTGAGGGGCAAGCCTATTATTTTGCTTTGGATCGCAATAAAGTCATTTTAACGAAGACGGAACAAAGGTCTCGTTTTGCCCGAATGAAGCTTGAGATGTACTTCAAAGGCTATGGAGAGGAGTTCAGAGAAGAGCAAGAGTATGATGTTCCGTTTTTTAAAGGGAAAGCAGAATTTTACCCTGGTGAGGAAATTCAGGATTTTTTCATTCGCACAAGGGAGCTTTTAGTCGTTGAGAATAAGCAGTATTTGATGAATTTTGCCATCGTTACTATTACTTTTTATCAGATGGGAAATAGTAATGAAATCTACTCTGTGACCTCTCTGAATGATTTGTATTTTGTTCCAGGGAAAAAGCCCAAATGTTTTCCTTATTTCACAGATTATCCTGTGAGGAGAATTCAAAATAAAGGTCAGTTTACCATTACTTTGGATAGAAAATCTGCACAAGAGGAGTTGAAAAAAATTAATGCTATTTATAAAGAAAATGTCGCTCCTAATGCAGAAGCTCCTTGCTTGGACAGGTATTTATTGAAAAGGGAAAGGTTTGATAATAACTTAGAAAATAAGGTTTTAAAGATTGGAGATAAGCTTATCTTGATTCCTTTTTCAGAAAAAAGAGAGCTTATTTTGATAGAATGGGAAACAGACAATTTGGTTTTTGATTGGTTTACTGCTCCGATGATTTATCAGAAAAAACAAGAAATAGAAGTAGTGGTAGGAGCCTCCAAGTATTATAAAGAAGAGAAATTCTCTGGCGGTGTCTCCACAACCTTAGTGGTGAATACAGGATGGATTTTAAGAGAAGAGATTCCACTTATCACAGATTTGTTAAGAAGCCGTCTGTGCTTTATTACTATTGGAAACGAGAGACTCGCAGTGTACCCTATGGGAAAAAAGAATGAATTGGAAGATAGTGAGGAATCTCTATACCAAATGGATTTAGAATTTAAAGTGCTACAATCATGAAAGATAAGTTTGTTACGGATAATTTCGAGATCAATTTATCCAATTTAAGAATTAATTTTACAGAGGAAAATCCAAGGTTTAAGGATAGCCTTTGGACAAAATACACTTTACCTGTGGATATTCAGTATGATAGGGATTTTCTTAGCAAGGTAGGGCAATACTCCTCTCTTAGCAATAATAATCTTCCCCAAAAACATGAAGGAATTCATGTAATAGAAGGCAGACAACTCAAAGGCGTACTGGAATTTTTAGAGTTTAGAAATCAATCCGCCAAAATACAGATAGATTCAGGCTTTGAAGATCTTCCTAATTTTGATAAGAAACTCTCAGAATTGCCCTTGGAGTACAAAGAAGTCCCCGATATCTACGAGCATGCCAATGAAATTGTAAAGCTAAAATATCCAGAAACCAATTATAATTTTCCTAAAATCTATACTGATGAGTTTAATTTGGATAGTGAGGGCTACAAATATTTTGATTCCTTTATAAACAATAGAGTAAGGCTTGCTAATGCCATTGGTCAGGTATTTCCAAGAAACGAAATAGAAGAGAACGCCAATGGTTGGGATTGTATCAATAGAAATATCATCCATCCAGTGCCTTATGTGCTTCATGTTTTAAAGCAAGGCTTTTTGGATGCTGGATTTACTTTAGAAGGGGATATATTGAGCGATCCGCTTTTGTATCAAAGGGGCATTTGGAGTGATAAGCATTATCATACTACAGCGGAACAAAAGTACTACAAATCCTATGTCTATGCTAGAGAGTATTATGATGATGTAGCAGGACAAGGAGGGACAATCATTAGCAAATGGAAGAAGAGCTTTAAGATAGATGCTCCTGGAAAATATAGATTTCTTGTCCGAAGCAAAGTCGCCAATAGATTAAATGTAAGCAGTATTATCTATATAAAAAAAAATGGAACTACTTTTTATAAACTCAGCAATGAAGGGAATACCATGGCAAATATCAATAGTAGCGAGTATGTTTTGGAACTAGATATAGCACAAGCGGAAAAGAAACCAGAGATTAGTTTTGAGTTTTATGGATTCAATGCCACTGATGATCACAATGCCGAAGGAGTGAATATAGGAGTGGCTGAGATTCATATTAATCCTATGAGGCAAAATACCAAGAATGGAGATCCGATTCCTTTCATCTTTAATGAAAATAAAGTGGATTTAAAGCGTGCCGTTCCAGATATGACTTTTGGGGAGCTAGTCAATAGAATTAAAAACTGGGGAAATTATGATCTTAGCTTTGAAAATAATATTGTTATGATGAACAAAATTATCATCAATAAAGACAAAGATCCAGAAGATTTTCGACAATTTGAGGTGGCTGACCCTATTCGTACCAAGAATGCTAAAAAATATTTTTACTTAAAATTTCCAGAGGTAGAAGGGCTTGATGTAGAGAGTGTTTTTTTCGATGAAACAGGATACAGATTCAATCCTGCCATCGTCCCTAAAGACACTACAGAAATTAGTATCGACGGGTTTTGTTTGCCACTCGCTACTTTTAGGGCAACTACTACTGCCAAAGCCTTTAAAGAATCAGCTCTTATGCTAGTTTATTATGATGGTTTGGACAGGTATGGAAATAATCATGCCACTAATCCCAAAGGAATGCATGGAAGAGAATTCGCAGAAAGTGTCAAAGATTGGTATCTCAATCGCCTAACCAATTTTACCTTTAAATGGACTTTTGTGGCTTCTCGTTCAGAGCTTAGAAATTATAATATCCGCTCGGAAATTTTTGCCTATAATAAAAGGCACTGGATAAAATCCTGGGTAAAAAATTCCATTTCGGATAAACACTATTCTATAGAGATAGAAACTGAAACTTATTAGTCTTTTGCTCCTATTTAGGGGCAAAAGTTTTTTAATCGAAGATGTTTGTCGTTAGTGCAGCTTCTTCATCTATAATATGGACATACTTCATTGTAGTCATTATTTTAGTGTGTCCCAATAACTTTTGCAGGTTTTCCACCTTTCCGCCTTTGATTAGGTAATTGGTAGCAAAGCTGTGTCTTGCTGTATGGAATGATATGTTTTTTTTGATTCCGCATATTTTAGCAATTTCCTTGATTTGCTTATTGATGTGGACTCCTGCCTTTTTTGCGATGAACAGCATGGGATTGTTGTCTATTATTTGTCTGCATTTTTGTCCTATTCCTATGATTTGGCGCATTTTCGTTTTAATCGAAATAAACTCGAAGGTGTCAGCATTGAAGTCATCACGATTCCTTTCCATAACATCGGAAATTCTCAGTCCTGTATAGCATGAAAATAGAAAATATCCCAAACTTAACTTCAAATGTTCTGGAATAAAAGAAGAATAGTAGTATTCCTCCATTTTCTTTATTTCTTCTTCTTTGAGCCAAATGATTCTTCCTCCTGTAGAACCGACCTTGACCCAATCCAAATTTACATAGATTTTTATTCCATTCGCTTTTGCCATACGAAGGTATTTCTTGATGATGCTGATATTGGTATTTACTGTAGCAGAATTATTTCCTAATTTTTTTAAATAGGATCTGTATTTGTCGAACCAAAGCAAATTGATATCTGGAAAAGAGCTGGATATTTTAGAACTTTTAAGTTTATTAAAAATTCCTTTATGCTTTATTATGGTAGATTCTGACAGGTCTTGGTCTTGGATTACATGCTCAAAGAATTGCACCAAATCATAACTTGGTGGTGCATTTTTCAGCTGATTCAGAAACATATCCATCGTAAGTGGGGTTTCAGAAAGTCTGTGTTTGACGATGATGTTAGTGATTCTGTTTTCTAATTGTTTCAGAATAAGATTGTAATCATCTGCTTCATCACACTTGATAACTTTTTTCTTTTCTTTATCCCAGTGTTTTTCTTCTACTTTTAATAAAGTAGAGATTCTTGCTCTTTTTCCGTTCAATCTTACATTGAGATAAATAGGTGACTTTCCAGATTTGTCACTCTCTTTTTTTATAAAAAAATTGTAGTTCATAGCTGCATAGAGATAAGCAGCATCTTTTCCAAAGCTTATGTTTTCTATCATTTCAGTTATGTTTTAAAAGTTTAAAACACAACCAGGCACTACTTTTATCTACTGAGTGACCAACATAGAGACCAAAACACAAAAAAAGAGGAATAATAAACCCTTAATAAAACCTCTAAAAATCAGTGATTTCGCAATTAAGTTTATTATTCCTCCTTTACTTAGTAGCGGGAGCAGGACTCGAACCTACGACCTTCGGGTTATGAGCCCGACGAGCTGCCAACTGCTCCACCCCGCGATAATATTAAGGAGGATAAGGGATTCGAACCCTTGCACGCTTTTACA